ATAAGTAATAATGGCTGGACGCAGGTCGATAAGACGCCGCTCTTTTCGCCGGAGGCGCTTCGTCCGTTCAAGAGGCCCCGCCCGCTCCCGGACTTGGAAGAAGAGGAGGAGTTACCGCCGCAGAAGAAACAACTCTGTAACGCTAACAGTAGTGGGGAGTTACGACGTGAACCTTCCCAAGAACCGGATTTACCACCATCCCCTATCCCTTGCCCCCTTCGCGGGGACAGAGTTCAAGAAGAGGATACAGTCCTTCCAGTGGATGCAAATAAAAGGAGTGTCATTCACATTTTATCCCGCAGTCAATTCTTATAATCAAGTAAATATAGAACCCTCTGACTCTACAGGAGATTATATTAATAGATTTGCTTGCCCTTACTATACCCTTATGGAGAAAAATGCAGATGCTAACTACACAGATGACGAATCTGGTGCTAATAGGATCAAACTTAACCCCCGAACAAAGGTTCATATGCCGAATCGTATATGGAGAACTTACCTGAGAAATCTTAAACCTACGGTCAACATTTCAGAAAGCGTTGGAACAACGATGCGATTACCATGGTCACCTCTTATATCTCCGGATGATTATTCAGCAGTTCTCGGGAATGTCTACATGGCGTGTTCCGGGTTTGCAGAAGCATCCACTACCGAACCTAATGTCTTGTATGGAACCTTAAGAGTCAAATATTATGTAAAACTTATTAATATGCAAAATGAATATCTTAGCGTGTAAAAGCTGTAGGGAATAAATAAGTAGACAAATGCCTTAGCATATAAATTTAAACTGAGTTGTTCATTAACCCTGTGTCAAATCCCGTGGACCCCGAAGGGGGCTGCGGTTACAAAGCTAAGGGGGACCAGCCCACGCCGAAGGCGGGGGGCGTGTCCCTCGCACAGAGATGCACGTTAGCAAGCCCGAAGGGTACAGTGTCCTTCACACGGCATCTCAAGGTCACCCGGTGTGCTGGGCCTGGTATAGTATTACCCAGGCCCAAAGTCGCCCGCCCGCCCAAACCGGTTTTTCAGGTGGCTTCCGTGCGAGGCTAGCGTTGGCGGAACGCCAACGCGCTCCACCATATTGGTCTTGCGAAGCAAGACCAGTCTTGTCCAAGCCATGGGACAGTATCAACGTTGGTGTTTCACTCTTAATAACCCTAGCCCTACCCGTGATTATGTCGCAGACATATTTTCCGACCCAGAGTTCTTTGTCAAGCGAGCAGTTTATGGAGAAGAGATTGCCCCCACCACAGGTACTCGACATTTACAAGGGTATGTGGAGTACGACCGTTCAAGAAGACTTACACACTGCAAAAAGCTATTCCCTGGTGCTCACTGGGAAGCAGCAAAAGGAAACGCTCGTTCTAACTATGACTATTGTACTAAAGATGACAAGTTCAAAACATACGGTGAATGGGAAAGTGTGCTTAAAACAAAGCCCGGAGCAGAAAAGCGAAAAGCAGTTTCATCGATTGATGTCATGCGAGGACTTCTCTCTGACGACCCAGAAAGTGTTAAAAATACAGGGTGCTACCTTAGCCGAAAAAAAACATTTGATGAACGAGTTATGGAGGTTCGTGAACTCAGAGAGCGACATCGTAGATATGAACGGTTTAGTAAGTGCATGCTTTCTAAATGGCAGTTCGAAATGTGCGGCAGATTGTTTAACCAAAATGAACGACAGATTACGTGGGTCGCCGACACTAATGGAGGAGTTGGAAAGTCTTGGTTAGCTCATTATCTAGCGTCAGTGTACCAAGCAGATTTATTTGATGGCGTCACAGCCTGTAAAGACGTTGCTTGGCAACTATCGCCCAATCCCGAGCTAATCATTTTTGACGTCACTAGATCTGACCAATCACACTTCAGCTATCAGACTCTGGAATCATGTAAGAACGGGTTCGTTATGTCCGGAAAATACACGGGTATAAAAAGGTACTTCCCCCCCCCAAAAGTCATTGTGTTTGCTAACTTTGAACCTGATAGGTCACGCCTGTCAGAAGACCGTTGGGATATACATAATATAAGTAATAATGGCTGGACGCAGGTCGATAAGACGCCGCTCTTTTCGCCGGAGGCGCTTCGTCCGTTCAAGAGGCCCCGCCCGCTCCCGGACTTGGAAGAAGAGGAGGAGTTACCGCCGC